ATCAGTAAGAACGCCTCGCACAATGCGGGTGCGTTCGTAAAAAATATTCTTCCCGAGGAGAGTATTAAACCCATCCAAGCGCAAGCTGCAAACCTACGCGCTTGGTTTTACGAGAACACGTTGCCGTGGGGCGATGACGCGGTGCGTCTTCTTCCAGTCGCACAATGGGACAAGTTCAATGACGAGATGCGAGCGCGTCTTGCTTCGTTGAACTCCATGTTCGATAACTTCTGCAGCAACTACGAGCAGCATCGTGACAAGGCGTTGCTGCAGTTGGGTGCGATGGCGAATCCCGCCGACTACCCACCGCTACATGAAGTTCGCAACAAGTTCTATGTCAAGGTTGCCTACCACCCCATGCCCGACAGCCGCGACTTCCGGCTCGACGATATGCCCGAAGAGGCTATCGCTCAGATACGCGCCGAGACTGACCTGCGTGTGGCTGATGCAATCAATGAGGCTCGTAACGATCTCTACCATCGTCTTGCCGAAAGGTTGCAACATATCATTGCTCGCATGACCGAGGCTAACAAAAAGCGCGAAGGCACACGTCTCCACGCCTCGCTTATCGGTAACCTCAAGGATCTGTGCGAATTGATCCCAAGCCTCAACGTTACCAAAGACGAAGAGCTTGAAGCACTGCGCGTCCGAGCCCTCGAAGAGATCGGTGTCTACGACATCGACGAGGTTCGCGACAACGCAGACGTTCGTGCCGAACTCAAGTCCAAGGCCGAGGATATTCTTGCGGCCATGGGATTCGGCGGCAATAACGAAGCACAGAAAGCAGCATGAAAAAGATCAAGCAATACTACGTAATGCAGTACGAAGATACTGCTCGAACTAGTTTGTATTTGGCAAAGGGTCCTTTCGACTCCATCTCCTCTGCCGAGGATTGGTTGAAGGAAGAAGCCAAAGAGTTGCTGGAAAACACGGACGAGCCAGTGAGTCGTAAAGACTTTGACTCATGGGCTGGCCCCAGTCTTGTGGTCGAAGTTGTTAGGCAGTATCAACAGATACCGTCTTACCAAGTCGACATTAAACTTAAACGGCTCTAACCAAATGAGCCAACTATTAGGGGGTGATGCATCCATGCTACAACATCCGATAACAGCGCGACCACTTCCACGACAGGCTATCTCCTTCGCGGTAATGGCGCAATTGATTACATATCCACTAGTAGCTCTCGATAGATGTCCGGGGGTCGCGTATCCGGTAAACTAAACACGCGAGATGTCATTGCATAACCGAGGGGCGCGCATTCGGCGATAACGCGCATTTAACCAATAGAAAATAAATACCATGAAATCAGAAGACAGACGCCTCATGCTAGCAGGACACGCCCTTTCGGGACTGCTGGCCTCACAACCCCAAGATAAAGGTTGGAATATCGACGCTTTGTCGGTAGTCTCCTTAAAGATAGCTGATACCATTCTCCAAATGGACAGTCTGGAAGTTCTACCAGAACTGAGTACTCCAAAAGAAGGAGATCCGGTTTCAGATAACCAAGGATCTAACAAGGATGAGCAACAAAAACCGGAACTACAAAGCTGAGTACAATAACTACCACGGCACTGAAGAACAAAAGAAACGCCGTGCCGTACGCAATGCGGCCAGACGCATGTTGATGCGACAAGGTCGTGTTCGTAAAGGAGACGGTAAAGATGTAGATCATATCAGTGGACTACACAATGCAGCCAGCAATCTCCGAGTATTGTCCAAGTCAGTTAACCGCAGTATTAAATAGCGTCAAAGTTGACGTTACAAAACTGCGTCCGATGATAGTAGCGTGTTTGCTGGCTGTCGCCATTGGGTTCTCCCTTCTTGCGGAAGGCTGTGAATTTGATGGTGGCAGACCAGCAGACGCCTACTTTACCCATAACAGATAGGTTGATCTGATATTTATTTCTGGTATATTCGGCCTCCGTATTAACCAGAGACAAATATCTAGTAAAAACAACGGAGCGTTGTACGAACTTTCTTTCATGGTCGAGTGCATGAAACGAGGCTGGAAGGTTAGCGTACCTTTAGGTGAGGACTGTAGATACGATGTCATCGTAGACACACCGAAAGGATTGAGCCGTGTTCAAGTCAAAGCCTTCAATCCGGATCGTTTTGGATCCTCTAGATTTAAAGCCGCCTATGGTAGTACAGGGCTACGCAAAAGATATACCCATAGAGATTGTGATATAGTGGCCGCATACGCCATATCATTGAATACTTGGTGGATCATACCTACAAAATATCTGACAGCTAAAAACATAAACTTGAGTAAGAAGTACTCAAAATTTACATCTGCTTGGCATTTAATAGGTTATGCAAACTCAAGAAGCAGAAAAAAATAGTGTAACATACCTGTTAACTCTGATGATGAAAATGATCGGGGTTAGTTTGATAATTAGTTCTTTGTTAATAGCAACAGGTCTATTCTGGGCCAGTTTTTTTTGGTTGATATACAACGTCATCCTGTTAGTTATCTAGATACACATGAAGTCCAAAAAGAAAGCCAAGAAACGTCACAAAGTTCTGAAGCGCGTACCTACTATGCGTTTCAAATTCGACGGTAATTGGTGGAAAGTTAAGATACAAAGACCCCCAGAACGAGAAGTTCTTGAGGGACTTGTTCGCTACGACCTAAGAACTATTTATCTCGACCCTAGAGCAGTAGCTTGCAATGGTTTTGGAATCATTGTGCATGAAGTAGCACATGCAGTATTGCGAGATATTGCTGAAGACCCTATCCTTGAACTAGAAAGAATCGCGTCAGCCGTAGCTAAATTTACAGCTAAATATACCAAAGGAACAATTTCTATCGGAAACCACAAAGCAAAAGAATAACTTATGAAGAAAAAAACCACCCCAAAAAATAAAACTAAACGTAAACCTGTACAAAGCGTTGAAATCGGAGACATCTTTGAAAACGGCTTGTCGCCTGTAAATTATGTCGCTCTGAGTTTCCAAGGCCGATTCTTTTTAGCGGGTTTGTTCATACAAAAAGCTTTCGTCTGCCTGTTCAAAGGGCGCGCAACTGTTTGATGTCTGGACCTCTGATCATCATTGTAGGATTTATCTACGCTTATGTATCCCTCGAACAAGGTCTCAAAGGGAATCTCGGCATGTGTCTCGCGTATGCGGGATATGCTTTCGCAAACGCAGGACTCTACCTGCTCGCCAAGTAGTATGGCATCATTCGGTTTATTCTTAGTAATACTTTCGGTTGGCGTTGCAATTGTTGTAGACGCCATCAAAAACTACCACGAGTAAATATAACCATATGCCATTCAAATCTAAAGCTCAGCAAGCGTTTCTGTTTGCCACAAATCCCAAAGTAGCCAAAGAGATGGCTGGTAAAACTACCAAGAAGCAATTCGCTCAAATGCCTGAACACGTTAAGAAAAGCATGAAGAGCAAAAAATCGAAGTAAGTATGGAACAAAAGAGTAGAGTTAACGAGGCTGGTAACTATACAAAGCCCGAGATGCGTAAACGTCTTTTTAATAAGATCAAAGCCGGAACTAAAGGCGGCGATCCGGGCGAATGGTCGGCTCGTAAAGCTCAACTCTTAGCCACGGCCTATAAGAAAGCTGGTGGTGGATACCGCAACTAACAATGTTAAAACAATCGCAGCAATCGCTTAAAAACTGGACTGCCCAGAAGTGGCGTACTTCAGATAACACTCCTTCCAAAGGAAAGAAACGTTATCTCCCCGATGCGGCTTGGGATGCGTTGACTCCGGCCGAGAAAGCCTCTACCAATCGAGCTAAGGCCCAAGGCAATCGTCAAGGTAAGCAGTTTGTTAAACAGCCAGAAAAGATCGCTAAAAAAACTTCCAACTACCGCTAAGTACACATGAAAATATTACCCAACGGCCTAGCCGTTATTGAGGGGGACACGCACATCTCCCAATGGGTCACTGATTCCAGAAAATTGGATCACGACGAATACTCACTTGGTGTTATCCTACCCTTTATTGAAGAAGGGGGTTGGGTAGTCGATGCAGGGGCGTTTATCGGAGACCATACCATCGCCTACCTAAAGAAGGTCGGAGGAACTGGCAAGGTCTTCGCCTTCGAGCCCAACCCCGCCGCCTACTCCTGCCTCTGCCACAACTGCCCGGATGCCGTGACTTTCAACTGTGGGTTATCCAACCAAGAGAGTGTGGCTAACTACCATCCAGACCAGAATGCTGGGGCTGGTCATTTGAGCCATGGTGCGGGAGATATCAAACTAACGACCCTTGATTCCTTGAACCTTCGACGTTGTGATTTCCTAAAGATTGATGTCGAGGGTTGGGAGTACGAAGCACTACAAGGAGCCGAGCGCACAATCCTAATTCATAAACCAACTATGTGGATTGAAATAAACGAGGGTTCTTTAGCGAGGAATAGCAGAACTCCAGAAGAGGTATTAAACTTCCTCACCGATTTTTTAAAGTATAATGTCCAGCCCTACCCACCCGAACGCGGACCTCAATACGACATTCTATGTATTCCGTAGATATCTTTATCCGATCTTATTCCGGCGATTTTAATTGGTTAAATTACGCGCTACGTTCTCTTCATAAAAGAGCCAAAGGTTTTGGTCAAATACACATAGTAGTCCCGATAGGACAAGCCGATCAGCTTAAGCATCTTACCGAAGAAAAGGTATACGAATGCCCTATTTATGCAGATGATTACATAGGTCAACAGGTAACTAAGTTGATGGCTGATACTTATGTAAATTCGGACTTCGTGATGCACGTAGACTCCGATTTAATTTTCACCCAAGATGTTACTCCAGAAACTTTCATCATAGATGACAAGCCAATTATTTACTACGAGCCCTACTCCGTAGTAGGTATGGAACCTTGGTACCCCATTGTTTCAGAGGTTCTCGGTTGGAATCCGGAGAATGAATTTATGCGTAGGTTTCCGTTTGTGTATCCTCGTTGGATATACGGCGAGTTAAGAAAATATCTTGAAAGTAGATACTCAAACACTTTTGAAAACTATGTTTGTAGCCGACCTTACCGGAGTTTTTCCGAATTCAATACAATTGGCGAGTATGCTTGGACAAAACATCATGACAAATTCACTTGGAGAAGTCCCCATGAAGACTCGACATACGTCAGACAATTCCGATCTTGGGACGGCATAGATAGTCACATAGAAGAACTCGAAACTTTGACAAAATGAAATGGGACATCCGCTTCATGGAGTTGGCCAAGCATATATCTACTTGGAGTAAAGACCCTAGTAGTACCGTAGGCGCAGTTATCGTTAGGCCTGATCGAACCATATGTTCCATTGGATTCAATGGGCTTCCCCGAGGAGTAGCCGACCATGCCGAGCGTCTTCTCGATAGAGATAAAAAACTACAGTATGTGGTTCATGCCGAGGCTAACGCAATACTTTCGGCCCGTGAACCCTTGAACAACTACTCTTTGTACGTCTGGCCGCTACCCCCATGCTGCCATTGTGCGGCGGCTATTATACAGTCGGGCATCAAAGAAGTTCATTGCCTAGGCACAATACATCCAAAGTGGGCAGAATCTTTCGAAGTGGCTGAGACCATGTTCGACGAAGCAGAAATTAACCTAACACTACATGACACATGAGTAACTACCTAAACCTAAACATACCAGTATTCTTTGCCCATATGGACAAAGGATTCCTGTACGATGAGGAACCGAATGTCAATCGCGAGAGGATTCTTGTAGAGGTCTTCAACTTTACATCAATACCACAGCGATGCGGTCTATTCAGCGTGATGACCGAGTATGGATCACAACACGCAAGAGTTCCCATTCATTACCTACACACCGAAGAACAAGGCGGAACCGGGTACCCTCTTGACTGGATTCAATTGTGGGACTCTATGAGTTACTATTGTTCGGTTGGCATTATAGATTATTGCAAGAACAGGGCCGCAAACATAATGCTCAAGAACAAGACTTTAGAAAAAGTACAATATATGTTCACCCTAGATTGGTGTCTCGGCCCGCAGTATCAAAGTAACTACGGAGAAATGGCCGCTGGGCACAAATGTGGTCACGTGTTTAAAGGTAACGGTCAGTATTTTATTCAACCGAATAACCGCGTCTTGTGGATGGATGGAGGCTCCTTTATTGCCAAAAAGTTTGAGACTAAACCCGACTGGAAAGTATTTAGCCAAGAATTTAGCTGTGAATCCACAGGAAGCCGCTGGGTCAGCGAAAGCGAGGAGGAACTATGGTTCTACGATTTCAAAGAGCAGGGATAGGATTAGCACTACTTATTGCAAGTGGATGCGTTTCTTATCCGCCGCGCCCCTATCCTTGGAATTTTCCGCCAGCTAGCGAATGGAATCAGCCGCTAGAAACAAGTTGGGTTAATTTTGTTGATACCTATCGCAGGATTACCGCACCAAAAGGCAAAATTTGGGACTCTTTAATGAGAAACTACCAACCAGACTTAAGTATACATGAACCAAATAGACACAAAACCACAAAGACGGGAAGCCTTACTCAAGGGCCTTAAACATCTAGCATTTTGGGCACAAGTTCAAAAAGCTAGCGATAAATCT